GGGTCGATATAGAAATGCTCATTAAATTTAACAATAACGTTTACATTAGCTGAGCCTGTTGTGCTGTTGTCTGGATCACTCGAGAATCCCATGATTCTGAAAGTCGCAGTTGTCGCCGCTGTTGTTCCAGATAATTCTACGGCTGACATACCTGTTTTGGTAGAGCCAGCAGTATATGAAATATCTGCGTTCAAACCGACATCGGTTTGAGCTGGAGAACCTGCACTTTGGATTTCAAATACAGCATTAGGGTCATCATGTACGAACGCTACTATATCAGACGCTACAGTGCCATCAGGATAATGAGATTTAAATACAACATCACCGTTAGTATCGGTAAATTGACAACCTCTAAATACACCAATGGACTCATCACCAGCAGCAGCTACTAAGATAGTACCTGCGTTGGTCATTTTCACTAAATCGCCTGAAAAAATATTCCCTGAAGCACCAGAGGCAATTTTGTATTCTGTTGTTCCATTAGTTGTAACGCCAGAACCTAATTTACCTACAAGTCTTGCTCCAAATGGGGCATTTTTGTTAGCCATAATAAGTCACCTTATATATTTGTTTTAAAATTTAGTAGTCAATCTCGTTGACCACCACCAAAAGTTACTTTGCTTTTTCTCTCTGGATTTAAAATCGGAGAGCTTGGATCTGATTCCCGCATAAGATCATTGTCCACAGCGTCTTGCTGTGTTTGTGCACGTGCAGCAAAGTAGGAGTTTCTTTCTTCACGCGTTTCATTAGGAATTTTAGCCAATAGCAAACCACCTCGCGCTACTACTCCTGCGTGTTTACCTTGTTGTATGGTATCAAAAAGATCTGTATTAACATCATCTAATTCATCAGATCTTACAAGGTCAAAACCCTCACTTAATCTTGAAGAAATGTTTTTACGATCTTCTTGGCCTACAATTTCGGCTCTAATCCACCTGTAAGTGTATCCTTCAGGTGCAGGAGGAGTATCCAACGTAGATGGTGGGCTCCATGGTTTGCGAGCTTCATTATTAGCTCGATTGTCGGCAGAACGTGGTGTTCTGTTTGAATTGTTGTTATCTTTTTCAGTCATAACTATTACCTTTTAACATATTTTGCGTACTCTTTCAAAGGTACGTTTAATTTTTTTGCCATTTGAACTTCACTTGGAGATAGTTTTATCTGTTTTTTACCAGAATTACCAGTTAGTCTACCAGCTGAAGCAACCTTTTGTGAAGGCTTATTTTGTGTTGATGCACCAAAGTAATCAGGGTGCACAGCCTTAATTCTTTTGTTGACCTCATCAAAATATTCATCACTTTCAATAACATATCCCTCATCTTCAAGTTCTTGATGTATTTTTACGCCACTTTCGTGCATAACTGGATTATTTAAAAACCACCCATTACCGTTATCAATCCATTCTTGCATTTTAGAAGAAAAGGCACTTTGTTGTTGAACTTGTGGTTGTACATAGTTTTGCACATTTTGATCTACTAGATTTTTTTGTCTTTCAATATTTAATTTACCGTCTTGAACTTTTTGTTCTTGTACTGCCAATTTAGCCAACACATCTTGTGCCTGTGCTACTTTTTCGTAATCTGCTACTTCATGTGCTTTTTGTAAAGAAGCCATAGCCTGTGCTTTTTGTGCTTCTAACCTTGTAGCTGATTCAGATAAACTATTTTCTTGTATAGTGTTTACATTAGTTTCTAATCTATTAACTTTATGTTGTAATGCTTGTGCGTATTGTAAAGCTGAATCTTGTCCTCTTTCAGCCTCTCTCAACTTTCTAGTTAAAGTATTTATTCTTTTTTGTACTTTATCTGAATAATCTTGTAGCTCCTCTTTATCAGATTCAGTCTCAGACTCAACAACATCTACATCATTATTGTCTTCAACCACATTTTGTTCTTCGGGCGTATTAGTAGATTCAACATTATCTTCTAATTCTACTATTTCACCCTCTTCTATCACTTCTTCGTTTTTTACTGCTTCTTCAGACATATTTTCTCCTTATACTGCAAGAATATCATCAGGATCAAGTATGGTAGCTATAACTTCATCATCATTTATGATACGACACTCGGACTCATCTCCAAGTTTAAATCTAGCTCCTGCATACCTACCTATTAACACCCATTGTTTTTCCTGACACCAAGGATGATCAAATTTACTTGCATCTTTATAACAATCAGGACCCATTTTTACCACATATCCAACAACCGTAGCTAAAGATTCTCTATCTACTGTTTGTTGAACTAAGTGTATTCCACCTTCAGTAACCGCTTTGCCTTTATAGGGTAAAATTAATATTCTCCACCCTGTAGGTTGTGGCATACGATCTAAAAATGATTTTTCTAATAATGTTGGATCTAAAACCCTAGCTGATTCTTTAACATAAGCTAAGTTTGTTGGATTTGTAGGTCCACCATCTTCTGTTGGTGTTTCTACTGAGTTTTTGTTTTTTTGTTTTTGCTCCGCCTCGATAGACTTTGCAACATGATCAGGAACCTGTATCTTTGATGTCATCTTGTATGTTTTTCCCTAGCAGTTCTCTAAAAATATTTTCTGAGTCAGCGAGAGAACTGTATCGCCCACGCAGAAATTCATACTGAGAAAAATCACTACAGCCTGCTAACATAGCATCTTTAGTGTCTTCTCGCCTTGCCTCAATTTCTTTTAAAAACTTTTTAGCAAGCCAAACCGAATCCATTAATAAACACCAGAAAACTTACCACCGAACTCTGCTATACCCATGCCTCTAGCTTTACCTTTGCCCATACCAGGTTTAGGTTTTACATTTGTATCAAAAGTTCCTTGGTTTGTTTTTAAAGACACACTGCCTTTATTACTGTAAGGATTTTTATTTTTCATTACAGTAGGTGTTTTTTGTTGATTGATTTCTGTTCTTTTAATCATGTTTGGTATTATGAATACTTAAAATAAATTTTGCAACTATTAATTTCTAGTAAGTAAATCTAAATTTTTAAATTCACGTTGTTGATCTAGTCTAGCTCTAGCTGTTTCGTCACGCATTTCAGCAATTTCTTCTGAAGTGTCAATTCTTTCTCGATCTATTTGAGCTCTAGTTGCAGCGTCTTGTGCTTTTCTATTTTCTTGTGCAATAAACTGTTGTTGCTCCATAGCTAATTCTTGTCCTTTCAAGGCTAGCTCTTGTTTTCTTATAGCTACTAATGGATCTTCGTCATCAGGAGATGCTATTTTAGATGTATATTCAGCAATAAGCTGTGACATAATCGGAGCAGAAAACTGAGCTAACACATTATTAGCTTCTAGCATAATTGCTTTTTGTTCAGCTGGACTAACTTGTTGAGCTTGTTGTTGTAATTGTTGAAACTGTTGCATAGCCTCTGGTGGCATTTGTTGTTGAGCTAAAATATCAGCTTTCATTTGTAAATGTTCCATAATGTGTGCATGTATCAAAGCTTGTACTTGTGCGTTCATTTGAACAGGAGGTGTATTTAACAAACTCATGTGTGTAGCTATGTGTGCATCATGATTTTGTTCTGGGAAAGCTTTGGCAGGATTACCAAGCAATAATGCGTTGTTTTCAAAACCCGCTTCTTGTGGTTGTGGTTTAGTTGGTGGAGGAGGCATTAATATTTGTTCTATATTATCCACTCCAATTGCTGAGTACATACGCTTATAGGATTCATAAATGCCTGCTGCACCGTGCACTTCTGGGTTAGATTGCACTAATTGCATCATTTCTTGTGCCATGGCAATACGTTGCGATTGACTGAAAATATCTGGATTAGATATGGGGAATATATCAATTCTGTCGTCAAAGTCAGACAACTTAATCGAGGTATTGCCATTAGCGATTGCATATGGATATTCAGGTGGTAAATATTCTTGAAATACATTCGCAAGGATACGAAATTCTTTCTTTTGTGAGTTATGTAAACGCTTGTGAATAGCAGACAGAACTTTTGTAGATCTTTCAAGCAAAGCTAATGTTGTACCTACAGGTGCATTTGGATTACCTTGACCAACGTTAATTTCAGCAATAGAGGCAAACCTTTGGCCTGAATTTACCAGTAAATTTAACAAGCTTAAAAGTGTTTGACTGGGCTCTTTAAAAGGTAATGGCTGTATAGCCTGTCCTAAAATACCGCCTGGAGCATCAACATCTCTAAATTCGCCTGGTTGTAATGGTGTATCCTCGTCTCTAATCCTAATACCACGTGTTTTAAAGCCTGCAGGTAGGTTTGCAAGGGTACCAGCGTCTATCAACTGCCTTAAAATACTGGTTGAAGCCTTAGAAAGTCCTCCAATCATGTGAGTTAGGCCAAAACCGTAGAATCCTAGACCAGGTAAAAACTTAAAATGCACAAAATACTCTATTTTTTTACGTAACGGGTCATTTTCAGCATAATTACGGTAAATACTTAAAACGTTATTACTATTAGCATCTATGGTTACGATATAAGGTAGCTTCACACCTGTAACATTACCTTCTTCATCTACATCTTCAAAGCCATCTATATCTAAATTACAGTGTACTTCGTATAAAACCGATACTTCGCCAAGATCATAACTAGGTTCAAGGCCTGATAACTCATCTATTTCTTCTTGAACTTGACTATTTTCATTCGAATAACTATTACTTACATCTATTTTTCTATAAAAACCTATAGCTTGCAGCTTTTTAAGCTCGTTTTCAGGCATTTTTACTAGATTTGTAATTCTAGGACAAGTTTCTAAGTCAGTTGTAAAATAAGGGACAATTAAATCTTCTGGTGCTATAAATTTAGATACCGCACGACCAAGGTTTTCATCATAATATATTTTTTTAAATGCCGAACCAGCTAAAGGTAGATAAAAAAGCATTTGATCTAGCTCTTCATCAAACTCTTCCATAACATGCACAATTTGATAGTTCATAAAATCAGCAACTCTTTGTGCTTGTTCTTCTACTACTGAATCATATTTGCCAACTATTTGTGTTTTAACAGGACCACCTGAAGGTAGTAATTCTTTATATGCTTGAGCTTGAAAATTAGTTACAGCTTCTCCTAACAAAGGATGTATCACACCAGATGCACCAGCAAAAGGCTCTGATCTTTCTTGATCAAACTTCATGCCTAGGTATTTAAGACCGTCTGTATATGTTTTTTCCCAGTCTTCTCTGGAGGATTTATCTTTTTCAATACCCGCTATTAATTCTATTGATATTGTATTAAGTTGATTGTCGTCTAAAAACTCAGCTAGATTAGATCCAAAACCATCGTCTATTACAGTATCTTCCATACCACTTAAAATAGCACTACCGTCTTCTTGTAACTCAAATTCTTCCTCATTTGCCTCTTTTACTGCATCTAAAACCACTGTCATGTCTTCAGTGCCTTGTAAAGAATTTATAGGATCTGTAGTGTTATCTTGTTTTTCAATTGCCATTAGTAATATGCCCTTTTAATTACAACTCTCTCTTCGTCTGCATAATCATCGTGTAGCGAAACTAAACCACCTTCCCTAAAACGCATTAGGGCTTGAGACATAGTATCACATAAATCGTCATTTTTACCAAAAGGAAAAGCTGCACATTCTTCAATCATATCTTCTGCAAACTTTTTTTGTGGTGCCCAAACTAAACCAGATTCAAATATAGGTGCTACAGAGTGCATACGGGTAGATTTATCATGACCTCTAGTAGGTGAGTAATTCACCACAGGTATGCCTAGTCTTCTTAGCTCATGCGTTAAAGGTGTGCCAGATGCTTTAGATTCAATTAAAGTCATATCAGGATCCCAGTATTTATATTCTTCGTAAGCCACTCGTTTTAGTTCAGGAAAATCCCAACGGCCCTTTTGTGCGTCTAACAAAATGATAGAGTCTGGGTCATCAGGTGTAGGATTAAATACACCCCAGGTAGAAATGGCAGAGTAGTCAGAGTTTTGCTTTTTGCTATATGCAGTATCATAACTTTGAATAATATATTTTACAGGTGGCAAGGAATCATATTCCCAAGCGTTCCACCACTCACGTTTAATAATCGAACCTTCTTCTGCAGTTGGTGTTTGCATCCACTGGGCGTTCCATTTCTGTGTCGGTAGTGAAGCTTTTACTTTACTTAATTCATCTATATCCCAAAACTCTGGCCACAAAGGATTACCAGAATCTTCAAAAATAGCAGGAAACTCTACAATATCCCACTGGTCAGCTAACTCTTCCTTTTGAGCCTCTAAAAGCTTTTCAGTAAGATCTAGTGAACTCCATCTAGTCATAACTAAAATAATAGCTCCTCCTGGTTGTAGCCTTTGTCTAGGACCAGAAGTGTACCATTCCCAACAAGCCTCCATAGCTGTAGGACTAAGTGCATCTTGTTCAGAATGTGGATCGTCAATAATTAACAAATCAGCACCACGGCCTGTTATAGCACCACCTACACCAGCAGCAAAATATTCACCACCTTTGTTGGTTTCCCATCGTCCTGCTGATTTAGAATCAGCTTGTAGTTCTACTTTACTAAATATTTTTTTATATTCTTCGGTATCCATCATGTTTCTAACTTTACGACCAAACCTTACAGCTAGCTCTCCTGTGTGAGTAGTTTGCATAATTTTACGATTTGGTTGTTTACCCATTATCCAAGCAGGAAAATAGGTAGAGCAAAACTCAGATTTGGTGTGTCTTGGTGGCATATTTATGATTAACCGTTTACAAGTGCCGTTAGCAACTTCTTCTAGCTTTTGTGCAAAAATTTTATGATGTCTACCACAAATAAACTCTGGCCACATGTAATTTATAAAATCTAAAAAAGATTCTTGACATTTATTTTGTTGTTCGATTAAAGCAAGACGCTCTTGCAACATTAAAGTTTCGCGTATTTCTGAATCAGATAAATGCGAAAAGTTAGGATTGGTCATCTTTTATAATTTTATCTATTTTTTTTTCTATTTGTTTTACTTGATTTTGGGCAGCAGCTCTTTCAACTGGATCAGCATTTTTTGATAAACTCAATTCTATTTTTCTTCGTTGTAACAAAGGTTTTATTTTAGCTAAAGCTGCTTTACTAAGTTTTATTTTACCCCCTGGCCCAAAAGTTTCAGACATAACTCCTGATAACCCTTGACCACGTAATCCTAATTTATCAACTAATTGTTGAGCACTAGGATTTAATATTTGATAAAATGGGCCACCAAAAGCCTCACGCATTTCTGATGGGGGTATAGGAGTTATAGAACCAACATCTGTTGATCCACCAGCACTAAAACTTAGTTTTTTTTTTGACCTAATCCCATAGGGACTCTATACGATTGAAGTGCAATAATTTCTTGCTGTATTTTGTCTATTTGATCAACCACTTCTTGAGCTCTTTCGAACTCATTATTTCTTACTAGCATATCGTAAGATGTCATAAGATTATTAATTAAAGCATTTAAAGAAAATATTTGTTCTTCTGGAGTTTGACTGTTTGCTGGACCTCCAGATTCATAACCTCTTAATTTTCTTAATAGAATAAAATCTTGAACTCTTGGACTATCCATTGTAAGACCGTCTGCCCCCATCTCTGCTAATTTTAATAAATATTCATAATGAGCATCGCTGTTTATTCTTTTTTGATTTTCTATAGCTTCGCTAATAAGTTTAGAACTTTCATCTACACCTAGCTCTTTTTGTAATAATTCTAAATATATATTAACTGGTTCGGTCTTAAAAATATTTCGACCTGTTTTAGTTTCTGTTAATACATTACCTCTGTAGTCAACTACATCATTTGCAATATATCCTAGATATTCTTGTATTCTTTTTTCACGCTCAGTTGGTTTTGGCACGTCAACCACTGTTGGATCTGTATAAGTCACTATTTCATTAGCACTAGGCCCTCCTCTGGCCATCATCATAGGTTCTTGGGGTGTTTGCATTTGTGATCCTCCTAATAATTGTTGCATATCTATACCTAAAACTTGAGCTGCTTGCTCTAACTCAGCCTCAGTAATACCGTATTGTTCTAATAATGCGATAATTTCGTCTTCGCTTAAACCTTGTTGAACAAGTGTTTCAATAACTTGTAATATTTGCATCAATCCCTCTTGAGCCTCTTGCACCTCCATCTGACTAACTTCATCCATAGGCATTTGTGATTGCATTTGACCAGATAAATCTGGGGGCATAGGAGTCCCTTGCATTTGCATACCACCGCCTTCTGCCATTGTTTGTATAGGCTGTTGCATTATTTGCATTTCCTCCATTGGTTGTGGCACTTGTTGAGGGGGTAATGGAGGCATCATTATTCTTTCTCCAACACTTTCTGGGGTTGGTGGATTTTGCAACTTATCTATTTCATCTAAATAACCAAATTTTACTAATTCTAAATAGTTTTTTGGGTTGTCTACTAATGTTTGTTTTAAGTTTTTTTGTGCTTCTTGAAGTGCTTGTTCGATAGAAAATCTTTCTTTTGCAAAAAATCTACCTAATTCTTCTGGATTTGTAATTAGTAAATTTGAAAATGATGGTGATTGTGTAAATCCATCTGTAGCATCATAAAGTAAAGGTGCACCAGCCATAGTTCCTAAAGCTAAAAATTTTGGATCTGTAACTGCTGTAGCAGCTATACCAGCTTTGACTAATGATCCTGGCAAGGCTCTAGATGCTAAACCGAAGGCTGCTGGTACTTGTAATGCCATAATATTTTATTCCTAAAATAAATATTAAATTGGGTGCAGTCTGTACGGAGGTAATATGAAGTACATATTTGACCACACCCGCCTTATAGCGATTGTATCATCAAAAATAAAAAATACTAGATTCTTTTAAAAATTAAAATTGTGTGAGAGAAATCTTGTACTTGTATATGTATATATATTATAGGGTCAGTTTTTTGGTGGTGGGGGGTCTTAAATAATTGTATTTGTATATAAAAATGGGGGTCTAAGGGAACCTAGTTGTTATAGCAATAAAAAAGGGATCATGCGATCCCCCTTTATGATCTACTGATCTGCCGATCTTACGAGTGATACCACATGTCCCATTTCTGCACGATCTCATAAACATCTGGATCATGATCCTGTTGATCTACGATCAATTTTTTAAGATCATTAAATACCGCTAATCTATATTCATATCGATCTGGTTTATGATCTAAATACCCTTGATCCATAAAGTATATATGATCTTCGCACATGATCTTTTCTTTCTTGATCCATTCAACCATATCTTTTGCTTCTTCAATAAATGATCTTTTAAGATCAACGAAAGAGATAAACCGATCATGTTTGAATTCTCTATTGTTTATCTTTTGATATTTAAGAGCAATTTGTTGCTCATCTTCCCAACGTTCTTGTGCGTTCATTCTAAGCCTCCCATATCTTTTAAAGTTCCAAAACTATGATACATAACAGAATTATCTTCATCTTGTAAATGAAGTTTTAATTGTCCAAAACTATGTACCATTACAAAACCTTTTTCTTCATCATCTTTTATTTGTTTCGCAACTTGTTCTGAAACATAATTAGCATATTCTTTTTTATTTTTCATATTACCTCCTTTTATTTAACAGATTAGCTGACTTCTACCTGCTCGTCCTCTTCATCACGAAGATACTCATACTCACCTATAGCAAATATTTTAGATACTTCTTCAAGATCTAAATCGTGTTCAATATTGCTTGCTAAATATCCAAGTAAACCGTTCGAGTCAATATATTGGTCATCTTCCCAATCGTCATATCCTTTTTCGCTTACAGCTACCAGAGGCTGATCAATAAAAGTTTTTGCTATACTCTCAAGTGATTCAGAATACCAATCATCTTTAACTATATCTGACATACTGCCCTCATAAGTATTATAGTTGTATGTCCAACAAAACATTTCTTCAATCAAGTTAGATATGTACTCGGTATCCTTCCACCTAAAGCCAAGTCTACCTTCTTTTACATTTTCTTCTGTAAGATAATTTTTGCTGTCGGTATATGCTACTTCGTGCCAATATCTACATTCCATTAAAGCATGTCCAATTGCAAATACCTTTCTTTTTATAATTTTTTGTTCTAATGATTTATTTTCCATATTTACTCCTCTTCTTTTTTTAATGTATTCAAATCGTATGTTTCATATTGATGTTCTGAAACTACACAAGCATTATCCCAATCGTATGGACTGTCTATTTCATCAACAAATATATACTCGTTGCAGTCGTGACATTCAAAAATGTGAGTTGAACTATTTACGTCAATTTGTTGAACATGATAAACGTTATTGTGTTCACATTTACTTTGTTTAACTTTACTCATATTTACTCCGTTAATTAATATGTGAATGTATTATAACTGATATTTACTACAATTTGTAAAAAACATGCATAAAAAAAGGGAGTTAATACTCCCTTGTTTATTGTGTATGATCTAGATTATTTACTAGACATATATTCTTTTGCCCCTTCTAAGTTTTGATAGTCGCACATATCAAGCCTTTTCTT